TACTCGACTGCACGATGGCCGTGATCGCGGGTGACTCCTCATTGATCACCACGCCAGTCGCGACCAGTCCCGCATTCCGTGCGCCTTCGGTCGGCTGATTCGCAATCCACAACGTGCTCGCCGTCGTCACCGTCGCGCCACTGCCTTTGGTAATCTCAGGTTCGTTGACAATTAGCGACGTGGCATGGACTATCGTTTCGCTTGCTTGCGTTGTAATAGAAGGCCCAATCTTCACCCCAGCCAGCCACCCAGTATCGCCTGTCGCGCCCGTGATCGCGGTCTGCACTACCATCGCTTCGGCGTGGCTGGACGCCCCGCCAGATGCAAGGGTTCCGCCGATGAAGACTTGCTGGTAGTTATCAATTGATCCGTACCCGATGGACAGCGTCGAGTCGAGTGCCGTATGTCCCGCGACATCGAGCGTGCCATCCAGCTGCGTTGCACCCGCATCGACCCAGAGCGCGTAATCGTTCGTGGCTTCCGAAGCCGCGCCCTCGATATAGACCGTAGCCGAGTTCGTGACTGAACCAGCACCAACCGTAATCTGTGGTTCTGAGACCCATAGCTGTGCAATCGTGGTGCAGTTGCCAGCGGTCACAATGCTGTTATTCAGTTTCGTGCCAGCGATAGCGGCTGAGTCGGCGCTATGCCCAGTTAGCGCCCCAGACATATACGTCCCGAACGCTACGGTACTTGCGCCACCACTGGTAAACGCCCCAGTTAAACCCAGTCGCACATAGTCAACCACTGAGCCGCCAATGGCATGTGGGCCTGCTGCACTCACCACGATGTCTTCTGTCACTGTCAGGTCGGTTCCGACTGTCAGGGTCGACCCGGTCGTCACAGTGCCGTCCAGCTTCGTCGCACCCGCATCCACCCACAGCGCGTAGTCGTTACTGGCCTCGGATGCAGCGCCTTCGATGTATACAGTCGCAGAGTTCGTCACTGCACCAGCACCGACTGTAATCTGCGGCTCGCTCACCCAGAGTTGAGCGACCGTCGTGCAATTGCCAGCCGTGACAATCGAATTGTTTGCCTTGATGCCAGCGATAGCGGCTGAGTCTCCACTGTGACCGGTCAGCACTCCAGAGGTATAGAGGCCGAACGCCACAGTTGACGCACCACCAGATGTGAACGCACCAGTCAAACCCAGTCGCACATAGTCGACCGTGCTACCACCGATGGCATGTGGTCCCGTGACGGCGTTGACGTATGCGCCAGTCGTGCCTTCGACAATCGCGTCAAGCTGATCTCTGAGATGGGTATTCATCAAATTCGCCGTTACCAACTCACCCGTCACCCACGTCCTAGGGTCACTAAACGCCATTGAAGCCTCCCGTCAACATAGGACTTACGATATCAACATTGTCGTCCACTTGTTCGTTCATCAGATAGCCCATGAGATCCGCGTGGTTTCGCCTAGCTCAGACCGCTTCTCGACCCCCAACACCCATGCCTGACTCTGGTCTGCCGGGGATAGGTTCCATCGCATACGTAAGATGTTGCCAGTTGATACGGAGAAGCTCACGCCGTTGATGAAGAAGTCCCCGGCGTTCGGATCGAAGTCGAGGTAGGTAGTGGAACCCAACTCCGACTCCCCACTCTCGCCGAGCGACCATGCCACGTCGTCGTCGTTTAGGCCAGTCATTTCCTCGTCGATGCCGATTTTGTCTCCCGGCTCACGAGACAGACTTTGCACCATATGTGCCGCTGATGAGTTTGCTACGATCTCGATCATTCGCACCACGAACCGTGCGCGATCCGTTGCCTCGTTTTGCCATTCGGCGATTGCCAGTGCGAGTTCTGGATCAGACTCGTACGGCATATCGATCCGGATGTCTTGCTCGCCGTAGGTCGTAATCGACGTCGCGTTCGATGCATCCACTGTCGTGGAGGTCTGATCCTTCAACGCAATCCCGCGCACTTGCAGGGTCGTCAGATACGCTGTGACGGTGCCACTGTTCACGATCTGCAAGGTCGCTGTGTTTGCGGCTGTGGTCGACACGGTCACAGCAACAGACGACGTAAGATTGACGGATGAGCCGTCTGAAGCTGAATTAGCGACCCAGTCAGTCCCGCTAGAAGGGGTCGTCAGATTAGTCGTGGCGACTTGAGCACCCCGAGCCGTCGTTGACGTTGACGCTCCGAAATTGACCCCCGTAACAATCTTGTCGGTGAACTCGGCGATGACCGTGATCGTCTCACCGGCATCCACACTTGGCACAACTTCCGTGCTGGTCAGTTCCCAGAGGACAGTCGCCGCTGTGTCGAGGGTGCGAGGATGGACCTGCACATAAGTATGGTTCGTAATATCGGACCTCGACTGCCTTGCATCGAGCCTGACCATGCTGTTGTCAAACGTATATTCAACGTCTGAAGTGGAGAGGCGAGCGATGCGGTTTTCAAATGTCAGCAAGCCGCCCTTGGCTCCATCTGCATCAGTCGTGCCTTTGATGTAGAGGTAGCCCATCTCGGACTTGACGACGTCAGACAGTGCCGATAGCACAGGGGTCTTATTGTCATTAAGGTTGTCCAGTGCATAGGCAAACGTGCTTCGCCCAACGCCGTACGATGTGGCGATAGGCTGACGCCCAACAGAATTGGTCACGAGGGTAGAGATCAGTTCGTCTGCTCGTTTCGACGTCTGGACAGGGAGCGCTTTCAGCTTGCTGCGAGCGGCTTCATCCATCCAGTCCACTACCGTGCAGCGAACCGTCTGTCGTTGGTTTCGACCAGCATCAGGCTTAACGTCCGTCAGCGTGCCGGTGAACTTCACATAGTTGGTGCCGTCATAGGTAAACACCAGCGAGAGCACCAGCCCAAGCCGCCACCCGACAGTGCCAGTGGACCGAGCGTTGGCGTGGCCGGGACTATAAAACCCTTGCAGAGAACCTGAGTTTGTCGCCGAATTGTTCATCGAAAACGTCAGGGTGCCGGTACTCGCGATCCGTGCGTTCGCGCCTGTACCGGATATACCGTATTTCCCCCTGATCGGTTGAGCACCGAGCGAGACATCAGTGGAGATGTCTGTGGGGTCAGCATCAATGCCGCTGAAGTAGGCGTTGAGCTTAATCGTAACAGCTACCATTGTTTATTGACTCGTGATCAAGGCGTCTCGGAGATGGATCGGCAGCAGTTCCAACTCCTCCCGTAACGCCTGCAACTCTGACAGCACCGCACCATCGTCCCCACGCATCTCGACAGGGACCGACCCTCCTGCGAGCGGAATCACAGCCTCTCTCCCGTGTAAAGTCACATCGGTTCCAGCCCCGAAGTCGCCCATGCCACCATGCTGAAAGTCTCTATCGCCTTCTCCTCCCTGCGCTGGTCCCTCGCCGCTGCGTCGTCCGTGGTAGTCCACATCAACGGTGATACTTGATGGGACGTTCGGCGTATGGCCGGGGTCGTTATAGATCACATCGACCGCCGCATCAGGCACTCCCATGATCTTGGTGATCAACGCTTGGAGGTCGAGCGACAACTGGTTGATCGCGTCTGTGACCAACTGCCATCCGCTAACTTGATCCTCTGGTCTGACTGCCCCATTCGCGATTGCCATGTCTAAAAGCGCCTGCGTATCAGCGTCGATGGGTATACCCAACTCCTCATAAGCGTCAACCAACGCAAAGATATTGGGTGCCATCATTACGAGCGCTTCGTTCTGCGTAAACCCAGCGGCAATGAGCCGGTCGAACTGCGCCATCGCCATTAGCCCCATTGACTCTAGCGACTCACCTGTCAGTCCACCAGTCAGCGACAGCGCCACAAGCACATCGTCAAACGCATCAACCGCGTTGACCAGATCCTCGTTTTGAAGGATCAACTCGTTCCACCGTGCCAAGTGCTGGAAGGCGACATTGTCGCTGGTCACCCCCAGATTCTCAAACGCTAGCGCGATGCCTGCAATGGCTGGACCGGCGAGCCTTGCTGCTTCAACAAACCCAACGCCTGCCTGCACCGCTGTGCCGAATGCACCCACGGCAACAAGCGCAAAAGCCTCAAGCTCCTCACTGTTAGCCTCAGAAAGCGCGGTCTGGTCGGCGATGATATTGTTGAGTTCATCGGCAAGATCGCGCTGCTCGATTAGAGCCTCATTGAGCTTTTGATCCGCTGCAAACCATGCCTCACTCCCAACGGTTAGCTTGTCACGCTCTTCTGTCAGTCGAGCCACTTCAGCATTGTTTGCCTCGATAGCGTCAGCATTCTCGTTGAACCGCACGGTCAGTGCGCCTGTTTCCTCGACCACCGGCTTGATCATCGTCGCAAGCCCGGTGAAGACGCGGTCGCTCTGCTCAGAGATAAACGCCAGCACCTCTGCGGACTCAAACCCAAACTGCCTCTGAAGCTCAAGCAGTTCTACGAATTGCCGACTGGCGATCTCGCCTGATGCAACCACCTCATCAGCGATCATCTTGAACGCGCTACCAAACGACGTCGATGCCTGCTCCACGGTGAGAACACCAGTGGACACGGCTACAAATAAATCTCTGGTTTTTCGAGTGGCGGCATCCATGCCGAACCCCATGACGCCACCGGCTTCTTCAAAAAGAGCCGAGAGGTTGAGCATGAGCGCACCCCAATCCGACCCTATATCGTCTGCTGTTTTTGCGATGGTCTCAGCAAGACCTTTACTGATCGACCGACCCCAATCTTTCGTAACGATTTCTTCGATCCGCTCTTGTGTGGATTGCCCACCGAACAGCTTCTTTAATCCACTAATCAGCACTGGCGCAAGTGCTCCAATCGCCATACCAATAGGTCCAGCCATCCCTGCGATGGCTCCCATGATCCCGCCTTTGTCTTCTCCCCCCACAGTCTTCCCGAGCTTCGCGCCGAGTGCATCACCAAGACTCCCGCCAAGACTCGCTCCCATCTGTGCTCCGATGGCATTGAGCGCACCGACAATCCCGCCACCACCCTTGAATGCACCAATGATCGTACCGGGAAGCCCGTCTACAATATCCTTGAACCCGCCCTTCAGGTTGCTTCCGAGCACGCTGCCGAACCCGTAGAGATGCTGCATGGTCGACGCGGGAGGTTGCACGGTCTCTAGCGATTCAGTGAACCACGCGGTATCGAACAGCTTGAAATCCTTGTCGATCTGCATGTCCAGCAGTTGCAGGAACGGTGGCGGCTGAAACAGGCTCATGCGACCCCATGCTGTCTCAAAGATGTCAATTTCCCTGTTCAACTCTGCCTGCGTAATGATGTATTGCTCCATCTCCGGAATGATCAACCCGGTCGCTTCCTTCATGCCACGGTACGACCCGGCCAACCGGTCCATGATCTGGGTGTTCTCTTTTTGCGTGGAACTTAGCCTTCCCAAGACAGCGTTGATATCCTTGAATACCGTGAACGAACCCGCTGCCGTGATGGTGTCGTACAGCTTTTGCACAGACTTACTCATCGCCTTGTTCTCTTCAGTAGCAGGCTTGGCACTGTCCTCCATCTGCTTAAACGCATTCACAATGTTCTGCAATACTGGCGGGAGTTCCTCGCCCTTCCCTTGAAGCTCTATCGCTGCCGTGGCGATCTCTTTCATTACTGATGGCGTCAACTTCATGTCTTCTGCTGCTCCTAGTGCTGCTTGAGCGAGCAGGTCGACGGCAACAGACGCCTTGACCGTTGTCGTGTTGAGCTTGTCGGCCATCTGGATCAGTAGAGTGCCTTTGTCGTTGGCAGCTTTCATGTCTTTGTCGGCGAGCTTGGCGAACTGATCGCCCAGATCCTTGACAACGACCTGTTCCTTGCTGAGTGCCTCGCTTGCCTTGTCTGCCTCGCGAGCCGCCATCGTTTCCTCGGCACTGACTCCCTGTAGCCAGCCCTTTAAGACGGCAAAGGCATCAGACAGTTTCTCGGTGAACCCGATCCACTCAAGCCACTTATAGACGGCGAACGCTGCTCCGACTGCAACCACGGCAATCGTCAGCGGCACAAACGTCGCTTGCAAAAAGCCGAGTGCTCCTGACAAAGCGCCTGTGCCGAGTGTCATTCCACCAAGCACCGGAATCATCGCGGCCAGACGAACCAGAAGACCCTTGATATTGATCTTCCCAATCGCCAGACCGAGCAGCGTCTTGGCTCTCACCAACGCAGTCGTTGCTAGCGTTGAAGCCTTTTCAGCGATGAGCAAGGCTTTGAATCTCGCGGTGAACATTAGCTGGGAGTGACCCACAGCGATGAAAGCCGCATTCAACGCTGTTGATGCAGCAGTGAGCGCCTTCGCTCCTATCGCCGTCGACAAGACCTGCGCCTTGAGTATCGTGAAGGCTTTGCCGACCACAAGCATCCCCGCCGCCAGTTCTGCGAACGTCCTAATGGTGTTGAGGGTCGGTCGACTCAGTTCCGTAAGCGCTGTGACCATGCCGATGATGGCTTTCCCAGCCTTCTCCGCAATCGGAACAATAACCTCTAGTGCTCCTCTGATCAGAACCTGCATTGCTTCGGCGGTCTTTGTCGCCCATATCTCGACTTCCGGTCGATTCAGGAACGCATTGATCAGAAGCAGTCCGTCTTTCAAGAGAACGAAGAGCGGTTCAAACGCCTGCGCGGACAGAATCTGCACACTGTCGGAAAAGGTCGACGTCGCACCACTCCATGTCCGCTCCTGCTTCGCCATCGCACCGGAGAACTTCTCCAGTGACTTCTGAAAGACCCCAAAGATTTCATTGGCATCAGCACCGGACTTCTGAAGCCGCGTCATTTCCTGACGGGCTTCCGGTGTCATGACTGCGAGTTCCTGCAACCGCATCGCGGCCTCACCGAAGGGTTGTCCTCCCTTGAGGTTGGAATACAGTCGACCAACCCAGAACCCGAGTTCGTTGATCGGGGCAGTGACAGCCGCTGAAGCGTCACCGATCATCTGAAGGTTTTCCAGACTGTTCAAGGCTTCGCCGCCAAACGTCTGCAACATTCGGCTAGCCGCGATGATCGGCCCGGTCTCAAACGGGGTCTTCTTGGCGAACTCAAACAGTGATGCGACGTGATCTCTGGCTCTTGATGCCGATCCGAAAAACGTCTCAAACTGCATCGTGGATGTTTCAAGCTGGGCGTTCATGCCGATGACCGCCGACTTCGCCATGCCGGTCGCCGAACTAAACGCACCCATGATCGCCGATGCGCCGATGAACCCGCCCATCGTCCCCAATGCCGTCTTGAGGACGTTGCCCATGCGACCCGCAGACTGCCCAACTTGGGGCATGTCTTTCCCGCCTAGCTGTTGCAAGACTCGCTGTGCGTTCTGGATGACGGATGTCATCTCGTCGCGAGCCTTCAAGACCGCTGTGACTTCGCCAGCACTTAATGCCATAGCCTAGTCCGTCATCGCACCGACCGTCTGCTTTGGGCAAAGAACTTCTCGTCCTCGGCCTGACGTCGATCTGTGTCAATCATCTCTATCAGCACTGCCAAGTAATCCTGCGGGAGCATCATGAGGTCGGGATAGCTCCAGTGCATGTAGCGCATTATGCGGAGGTCGGCTTGCGCCCTTTCCTTCCAGACTTCCGCTTTTCGTTTTTTGGTTGCTTCTCCAAGAAATCCGTAAGCGCTGTCTCGATACGCTGCATCGTGTCTTCATCCAGTGCGCCGAGCGTGTCCATGCTGACCGGAACCGGCACGTTCTCTGCGTCCGCTGCATTCCATCTGGTGATATATGCCATTGACCGATGTAACGAATACTTGGCCCAATTGATTGCGATTTTCTGTGTCTTGTCCTCGTTACCGGGTGTAATTTCCTGCGTTGCTTCAAAGCTCTTGTCTTGAAGTTCTCGCTGTTCGGCGACAGACAACTCATTTCTGACTTCAATCCAGTCATCACTACCAATGTCGAGCTTTGTCGTGCCTGCCGTTGCAAACCGGAATGCCATGCTTACCCCTCTTGTATTAAGAAACGACCCTCGCCCGGCTGACCGAGTACTGTGACCCCGACCCGATCATCGGACAACAGTTGCAGTGATTCGACAGAGAAGCCAATGTCGTCACGACCAAGACGTAGCGTGAGATCAAGCGAACGCTGTGACAAGTAATACTGGTGCGATGTCTTCAGCGATGCCGTGATCACCGTTCGCCATGTGCCAAGCGAATCAATATCAGTAATGGCAGTCCACGCCCCAAGCGTGGCGGCGGTGAACACCCCTTTGTGAGAGATGACACCGCCACGCCCAATGATCTTGAACGCTTCGGCCACTGACTAGGTGGCGTCTCGGTTCAGCGTGCCGTCACCGACCAATGCGACCGAAGCCGTGCTCTTGGCAGTGATCCCGCCACTAATGACCGTTCCGAGCTTCACCCAGCACGTCCCGTAGTAGTACCGCGTCAATGTGCCACGCTCAGGATACAGGTAGAACTTCGACAATGCTGTCCCGGTGTGCGCGGTCCAGAGCAGTTTGTTCCCGGTGTCGAAGTTCCCCTCGACCCGACCGCTCCACGATAGCAATCCCTTCACAGCGGTCTTCCACGAATCGCCAAGCTCGGTGGTATCGGCTGTCTCGAAATCGCTTTCGATAGAGTATGTGTTTTGCTCAGACACCGCTTCGGCCTGATTCGTGCCGTCGCTGATGTAGACCAATGCGTTTTTCCCGTGGATGTTCGCCATGTGTCCTATCTCCCTCGTTGATGGATTCCAGCCCGATGCCGCTGCGCGAGCACGTCACGAATTGCGCGAACCACCTTTTCGGCTCGAAATGCGAAGGTGTGTGGGGCGACCCGATTCCGTGCTTCAGCCGCGAGCCGCCTTCGCATCGGCTCGTCGTGTAGATACCGATCAATCAGTAACCGTAGTCCAACCGCATCTCGAAATGTCGGCACACTCTCTCCGAAGATGTCGATCACCTCCTGACGCTCATCGCTGATCTGGAACGCTTCCGATGCCGCGACCTCATAGGTTCTCGGGTTTGCGCTGTAGGCTTGACCATGTGATCGATGCAGGTTGATGTTGATCTTTGCGGCTCGGTAGTACGATGGAGCGAGATTGTTATCAATACAATGTCCGTTCTGAAACTGAGCCAGCGGCGACTCGTCCGTCATGTTCGGCCAAGGACCAAGTAACCGCAGGTCGACCCCCGTCCAGTCAACCGACTCAAAGAACGCTTGCCGGTCAGCGAACCCAGATCCCAGAAACAGCACATCACAAGCCGCTTCCGGATCTGGGTCGACCGGCTTATGGATCATCGGATCGTGCGACGAAGGCAGATACCCCCATCCGTCATGCGTCGATGCCGAATACCGCTCGTTGGTAAACACGAGTGCATCCGGATTCGCCTGCACCCATTCCACCTGTTCGTTGTCCTCGTATGGAGATTCAGTCAGAATACAGACCGTTGGAATCCCAGCCCAACGCAACAGATGCAATGCACCCGGCCAGAGGTTCAACCCGCTCACCACCACCACCACATCAGCTTCGCAATAGATCGCTTCTGGCAGGATGCACTCAGATGCCATCTTCGCCATGAGACGAACATCGCTCTTCGCACTCTCCAGTGTGCGGTTGTCAGTTTCCTCGGCATAGCGACGG